ATAAACTAGCTCCGAATTTGCAGCCCGGAGGCAAGCGTCGCATGGCCCATTGACACCCTCACTGGGATGGCGTTTAACCCGGTCAATTCCGGATGGACCTCCACTTAGCGAGAGGTGGGGGCTTAGCACCTAAGTGTTCAGGTGGTTTCCAGCCAGGACTGCCAAAGGCGCCCCTGGTCTGCCCCCTAAAATTCCCTCACGGGAACCTCAAGCTGTATAGAGGTACTGCGAGAGCAGTGCCTGTCGATTCTCATAAACTCCGCTGGCCCCCTTCTTCAACATATATATACACAGGTCATCAAACCATTTGTACACGGGTGTGAAGAGGACCTCACGCGTAAGACCCCAGATCCGCTCGTACTCTTCGTCAAGCGTCAACTTTCTTCTGTCCGGTCTATAAGCGGAGCACAGAGCCTTAATGGGGTTATAGTACGGTATATACATATCCCCATATTTCCGGAAAGTAAATCCTAGAAATTCCAATCCTTCGATCTCTGTTTGTTCGCGCGATTTTTCAACGGTCTTGTGGAATGAAAATCCCACTTCTTCCATCGCCTCGAGCATCGCTGCACGAGGGAATACTCTGTTGATTTCGGCCGTCCGCACCTCAAGCTCGTCGTCGCCGGCGAGTAGAGACACGTATTCACGCCACTTGCTGTAGTTCGCCTGAGTCTTCTCTGACGAAACCTTTCGGCCCCAAGCGTAGGCTTGTCCAAGCGCGTGCGGCCCAGTGTTGTCACTGGCTGTGGACCAGCCCCCTGAGCTCGTTCCATGATTCTTCTGGAAAACGTCACCGTTATTGATCACGATGTAGCTCTTAATAGCGTCATTCTGCAGCCACTTGTGTCGATTGTAGTTCTCAGGCGTCTTGCACCAAGGTGCAAACGTGGACCACTTGATATCAAACCAAGCCTCTTGAAGCTGCTGGCGCAGGGAACTGTCGTACTCGATGCAATCATACATTCCGTACGTTTCGGGATCGTGAGAGGCAAGCCGCTGAGACAGCGACTGCACCCCCCCGTGCCACTTTGACCAACCAATGCAA